CGCTCCATGCGCTTCTTTAGCTCAGGATCACACGCGGCTCGCTCCAAGAGTTCACGCAGGGCTTGGTTGGCTGCCCGCTCTTGTGTTTGTTTGGTGACCATGCAGAATAGTGACAGGTTCTCTCTAAGTTCAACATCCACCACCATTTAATGCACCTCGGTACCACAGGGATTGAGGGAAGTGACCTGAGGGTAATCAAAGTGGGCACAGGTGGGCAAGAGTACCGAAGTAATCTTGACACCCATTGGTATAATGAAACCATGGCACTTATCAACCGAGGTCGTAACACACCCAAGCCCCAACTCAAGGGTGATCTACCGTACAAGCCCCTCACGCGAAGCCTGCACGACCGGCTTATGACTTACGCTCAAGAGCATTCGACAAACAAGTGGATGGTTATTGAACAGGCGGTTGAAGAGTTTTTGAACAGACATGAAGTTTGTAAGTAGCTGAAAACATTACCTAAATATGTTATTAAAGTAGTAACCTGTTTACTACTTCTGTGCGCTGAGTTGCCCCGGACCTTCTCAAATTACCTACATGTGGTCTAGTGGTCAGTAAACTCCTTGTTATCAACCACTTCAGCACTATACAGCATCATTAGACACGTATAGTGGTCTGTCTAGTGATCTAAACCCTTATGGGTGTTAGAGATAAAACCATACGACCAATATACATATAGTCTTCCCCTGCGCGTGAGGCTTCGGTTGTCTCACTTTGAGACAGCGCCAAGGCACTGCCGAGCCTGCGAATTCTTGACACCCATCGCCCCGGCTGTTGTCTCAATATGAGACATCCTTGAGGCTCCGGTTCGTCTGACCGTGGTGCTGATTTTTACCTTGTTGAATCAACGACTTACAGAGGCGTTGCACCGGCTGTTGCACTGAAGGTCTGCCCCGGTTCGTCTGATCCTGCCTGAAATGGCACCAACGTCACTTGGTAATAACACGTTGGTAATCAACAAGATGACCCCTTGCGGGCTATGTATGTAGGCTCGCACCAATCCGGTGATTCCCTGCCATGTCAAACATTAACAGTCAGATCAAAGACGCGGCTGCACCGAGCGTGTTGTTGGTGATCGAATGGGCTAAGAAGGTTCACGATGACACCATGGAGCAAATGAACAAACCTTCACGTGACCTGTTGGCCGAGCGTCGTTACACCGAGGATGAACGCGAAGAGGCCCGCACGATCTTGTTGGAGTACGGTGCAGGCAAGCCCACACGCATTGTTGAACACCGTGGCAACAAGAAAAAGCCAATCTGTTTTGAGACAGAGGTTGTGGGCCGCAAGCAACTGCCTGAGGCACCGTATTTAGATGCAGAGGTTGTGACATCACCTGAGGCAATCAATGAAGCTGCGAATACCTGAAAAGTTCCTTGTGTTGTTTCCGGCTGAGTTCGGTGGACAGTACACACCGAGCACTTTCAAGGCGATGTTGAGCGGTCGTTGCGGTTTGAAGACGTGGCAAGTTGCTAGAGCGTTGTTGCTTCACTCGCTTGTCAGACCCATCAGAGTCTTCTGCGGTCGTGAAACGTTGGTCAGCATCAAGCAATCGGTGCTGCACGAATTTGAAGAACAGATGGGCCTGTTGGAAATCGGCCATGAGTTTGACGTTGGTAAGACCGAGATACTTGGTCACAACGGTTCACAATTCATCTTCGGTGGCTTGCGTATTGACCCGGAATCGTTGAAGTCAATGGGTCACATTGACATCAGTTGGATTGAGGAAGCAAGCGGTGTTTCGCAGAAGTCGTTGGATGTGTTCTTACCAACTGTACTTCGCACACCTGGTGCTGAAGTTTGGTTCACATACAACCCGGAGTTGGAAACAGACCCGGTGCATGAGCGTTTCGGTCCTGATCCAAGCAACCCCGGCAAGAGCAAAGACCCTGACTGCATCCTGATTCAATCGTCATGGGAAGACGCTTTTGCGATGGGTGTGATGACACCGCAGATGGTTGCTGAGAAAGACCGGGCTTACCGCACTGATCCTGAGCGAGCCGCGCACATTTGGGGCGGTGAGTGCAACAAGCACTCGGATAAAGCGATCTTTGCTGACAAGTGTGTGATTGAGGCGTTCACCCCATCACTTGAGTTTATCGGCCCGTTGTATGGTGCGGATTGGGGTTTTGCAAATGACCCGGCTGTGTTGGTTAAGTTGTGGATTCACAACAACCGGCTGTTCATAGAAGAGGAAGCAAGTGGTACCGGTGTTGACATTCCTTACTTGCCTCAGTTGTTCACGCAGGTAACGGGTTGGTGGCGATACGAGTTTGATAAGGTATCGCACAAGATACTTTCCACCAAGATACCGTTGCCTAACGTCAGTATTCGTGGGGATTCGTCACGACCTGAAACCATCTCGCAGATGTCCAAGATGGGTGTACCGGTTGTTGCTTGTAAGAAGTGGCCTGGCTGCGTTGAAGACGGTATTGCTGTAATTCGTGCCTTTGAACAGATCGTGATTCATCCACGTTGCAAACGTGTGATTGCTGAAGCGGGCCATGGGCCGAAGGGTATTAAGCAAGCGTACTGCTATAAGACGGACAAGACCACCGGTGAGGTTACCAGCATCATCGTTGATGCAAACAACCACGGTTGGGATGCGGTCAGGTACGGTCTTGAAGATGTCATCATGGCCGGTGAGCAGGAAGTTGTTCACGTGTACGATTCAACCGAGCACGGTGAAGTTGAGATGCAGTTGCTTGAGCAAGATGAAAACGCTCCTGACTTCTTTTTGGCTTGGTGACCTATGGCAGAGCAAGAAGCTTATCGCGTGAAGGACTTCTTGGGTTACACCAAGTTGCTTGTGTACACACACAAGTACAACCCTGACGGTGTGGATGCTGAAGGCAAGCCGGGTTGTTATGAAGAGTGCATCAGTATCAAATCTGTTGGGTGGCAACCATGAACACCGTGCGAGCATTCGCGTGGGAGTCAAACGAAACCTCACCACGGTTGACACCAGATGAAGTAGATGAGTTGTTTAAGACCTGTCAGGTACTCGCCAAGGCGGGTGTATTGAACGGCAAATTCAAAAACGCTTGTCAGGTTATTCCTTGGCAACGTTTACCTCAAGGAGAATGAACATGGAACTCGCAAGCATAATTATCTTCATCACCGCTGGTGCCTTTGTTAGCGGTTATTCGTTCCGTGGTTACATCGGCAAAGAAGTAAAGCAGATTGGCGCGGACATTCGCACCGAGTATGCGAAGGCCGTTGCTGAAGCCAAGAAGTTGGAAGCTGAAGCGAAAACCAAACTGTAACCAACTTTGTGCCTCGGGGGCGCAAGCGTGGGTGAAGGGCTGCTAGTTCCTGCTTAAATAGACCCGGAATCTAGCCCACAACACCGCCTAGAGGCTCCAAATTTTGTACACCCTGCGTACCTTCAGGAAATCGGGCGGAAATCCGAGCGTGTACAAATTCCCAACCAATTCCGGCCACGTCGGTGAGGGTTGGTAAGCGAAGGTCACTATGTGTGACCCTACACGGAAAGCCCCGGAGTGAAAGCGGCTTGACTGATGGAGAGACATCCCAAAGTTTTACGTGAATCCTATGAGCCTACTCGAAACAGTTCAAGGTTGGTTAACACCTGCACCCATCACGGAGGTGCAGAGCGGTCCAACCGTGGCAGACATGGCGAAGTTTGTTATTGAGAACTTCGGTGGCGAACAGCTTGAAGACGGTACACCGTTGGCTGAAGCGTTCACGCAAGCTGACATTGAGTTGGCTCTTGATGATCGTGGTTGGTTAGTTGGTGGCAAGCGAATGATGGGTGAACTTGACCCGCTTTCGCGTCAGGTGCAGGTGAACCGCAGCCGGTACTATTGGTTGCGTGATCCACTCGCTAAGCAATCGGTGCGTTTGTGGACCGATTACGCTCTTGGTGACACGGCAATGTCGTGGCACTGTGAAGACAAAGGTGTGCAGGCTAAGCTTGACACGTTTATGAAGAACCGTGTCAATCGTCGGTATTGCTCACGCAAGGGGCAACGTCGGCTGAGTCAGCGGTTGTTGGTTGATGGTGAATTGTTCTTCGGTATCTTTGAAGATGGTGAAATAAAGACGTTTGATTGCCTACAGATCACCGACATTATCACTGACCCGGATGACGAAGATACGGTTGTTGCTTACAAGCGTGTGCGTGTGAAGTCTAAAGGACAGACCGAAACCCTCTATTACAAACCTTGGGATTTGGAAAGTGATGCACCTATCAACTCGCAGAATGTTGGTAACGATGGTTACAACCTCGTACCGATAGACCCGATGGGCGGTAAGCAGATTAAGTACGAAGATGGTGTGGTGATGTATCACCTTGCCTTCGATGACATTGAACGACGCGGTAACGGGTTGCTGACGTGCTGCTCGGATTGGGCACGCGAGCACCGTAGGTTCATGATTGCTCGCGTTGCAATCATGCAGGCAATCAAGAAGTTTGCTTTCACTACTACCGTTAAAGGTGGTCAGAATGTTGTCAACTCCATCAGGGCCAAGCTTGAAAGCACGTTTGCACAGAGCGGCCTGTCTGGTGGTACACAGCATCAGCCGGTGGCCGCACCGGGTGCCAACTTCGTTGGCAACGAGGGTGTCACAATCAAGGCGATGCCGCAGGCTACCGGCTCGGGCGATGCAGTTGGCGATGCTAACCAACTGAAGTTGATGGTGTCGGCGGGTACCGGCATCATGTTGCATTATTTTGGTGACCCCGGTACTACCAACCTTGCGTCGGCAACGGCTATGGAACTGCCGATGTTGAAACAATTCGCGTCGTACCAAATTATGTGGAAGGATTTTTGGCGTGACATCTTTGCCATCATCCTTGAAGAGAAGAATGATGACCCCAACCCGGCAGATATCACCATTGATATGCCGGACATCCTTGAGGATGACTTGGGGTTAATGGCTCAGTTCATTACAGCTTTAACAACTGTGTTTCCAGAGGCCAAAGTACCTGCACTGTTGAAGCAATGCTTGCAGTCAGCCAACGTGGATGACCTTGATGATGTCATGGAAGACATTGAGGCTCAAAAGGAAGAGAACGATGCACAAGCTGAGTTGGATGCTAAGACGCAACACCAAAATGCTTTGCAGTTGGTGGGAGCAAAGCAAGGTCTTGCGAGTCAAGACCCGAGTGACAAAGGCTCGTTGATGCCTGACTCACCGGGTGCGGTCGGTGAATCAGACCCCATCATGTGTCTTACTAAAGCGTTGATGGTGTTGCGTGAAGCATTGCAGTAGGTCAGTTGTTACCAGAACCAAAACAACGCAGCCTGAGTTGAAG